TGTCGGCATAGGAACTACTTCGCCATCTTCTATATTACAAGTTGATGGTGGTTCTGGAACTGTTATTAAAATTGGTGACAGTACAAATAATGTAGCTAAAGGAATTGAATTTTTATCAGCAACAAGTGTTGATGCCTTTATGAAACTAACAGGTCAATCAGGTACTCTTGAAATAAGTGCTGGTCGTAATGCTTCTTGGGGTGGTGAAATTGTATTAACTACTGATACAAATGAACGTATGCGAATAACCAATACAGGCAACGTAGGTATCGGAACAACCAGTCCTTCTGGTGGTGCAGTAGGGGGTAAGGTTTTACATCTTGTCAATTCAGGTGGAACAGCATCAGTAAGAGTTGATAGAAGCGATAGCACAACTTCAGGAACTATATCTTTATTAGATTCAAACAATACACATGGTCTATATGGCACAGGTTCTAAACCAATGGCATTTTCTACCAACAGCACAGAAAGACTAAGAATAGACAGTTCAGGCAGAGTTGGTATAGGTGCTACACCAAACGCTAATGTGTTGCTTCATGTTCAAGGTGAAATTGGTACTACAAATGGTACAGCATCAGACCCAACACATACTTTTTATGGCGACCCTAATACTGGTATGTTTAGAGCTGCTGTTGATACACTAGCTTTTACTACTGGTGGTACTGAAAGAGCTAGAATAGACAGTTCAGGTGCATTATTAGTTCACCCAAATAATGCCACTCGTGGACTTAAAATAACTAACACACAAGTTGAAGCTGTTGGCTCAGACACAACATACGATACTATTGGCGCTGGGTTTGGTAAACATATTTTTAAAACTGATGGAACTGAAAGACTAAGAATAGACAATTCAGGCAACGTGGGTATCGGAACGAGTTCTCCAAGTTTTAAAATTGATGTTACAGATACAGGCACACAATTAGGAAGCACAGGATACTATGCTAATTCTAGGTTTACAGACTCATCTAATGCTGGTGTATTTTTAGGTCATAACGATACTGCTAATGGCAGTGGGATGATTGCAGGTATTAATAAACTAGCTTTCTTAACTTATGGCACAGCTTGGGGCGAAAGAATGATTATTGATGGTTCAGGCAACGTTGGTATCGGAACGAGTTCGCCAAGTCGTAAATTGCACATTAATGGTGGCACAGCAAACTTTGTTGCTAAATTTGAATCAACTGATGGTATAGGTG